TGAGAGCCAATACACTTGCAAGTAGGTTTAGGTGTAAAAATGGATAACTTATGGCTTTTGCATCTTTATGTTTATAGACGTGGGCAACTTCTGGTACAAACATGAGACATATTAAAATGGAACTCACCAGACCCGAAACATCTATGAGATTCATACTTATATCATAATATTTTCTAACGTTTAAGTAGGTATGATTTGGATCATATTGGTTCTCCTCTTGGTCGCCATTCTGTTGAGAACTATCAGAACAACACACAAAGACGGTTACGACTACAAGTGTTTTCTGCTCACTCTTCCCAAAGAGGATTTGAGACGCCAAAGGTTTATGAAATATCATAATCCTTCAATTCCAATTGAAGTTATTTATGGTCCAGATACACGAAATGTGAAAAATGCGAGAGAGTTTGAGAACCACGTAGATCCACAATACTTTGAAAAGGCGGTAGAAATGCACTACAATCCACAGGTAAAGCGACCAGATATAACCTACTTCAATCTTGGTGCTATTGGATGTTTCATGGGGCACATGGATTTTTATAAGAGATGTTTTGATCAGGGTCTTCGGTATGCAGTAATTTTTGAGGATAACGTTATTGTAAAATCCAACACACTCTACAAAGAAATACAATCTGTGATTGACGAGAGGGGTGAAGAGTTTGAAATGTGTTTCTTTCACTGTCTTTCAAGACTTCCAGATAAGAGAGATGGAAAACTTGAAAAGGTAAAATGGATTTCAAGTACGAAATGTTATCTAGTCAATGTTGAAAATATGAAAAAGTATACGAAGTATTTTTTACCGATGGACAATCATGTTGATATGAAACATGAAGACCTCATAGCTAAGGGTGCGCGTATCTACTATAAAGATATGCGCAGATACATGAAAATTGATCGCACCCACAATAGTACGATTGGACATAGTAATCATGGTCGTCCTCGTTATTTTTCGAAAAACTATCCATCTGCAACACCCAATGACGTAATATACGGCTACTAAATCCAAGGGATGTGGTGTGCGTTCCGACGACACCCCCTCTTGAGAAACTCCACGAAGAGTTCAAAATCATATGTAGAATCCATGACATCTAACATGTGTCCTACATATGCGCTATACGCGGGGTGATTTCCCTCGTGAAAGAGACGGTCCTGCCTCACATTGAGAACCATTTTACCGAGGCGGGTGGGCATCATCACAAGGTTCTTACTCGCATTCACATCATACTCTGACTTCTTGACGATTGGGTGTTCCATATAACGCCTTGGTATCACATGATGATCTTCAACGAGACCCTTACCGTGTAGACCCCAACGAATCTTGAAGTTTTTGCGTGCGAGCGAGCCGTACCTCATACCTATTATACTCTATGATTTATCTTTTACATATGGGACACATATCTAAAAGGTAATCTGCTCCAAACGGGGGTCGAACCCGTGACCTTGGCGTCTGCTTCTGTAGTTGTAACACTACTCATATATACATTGTATAAGCACCACGCTCTAACCAACTGAGCTATAGGAGCTTACAGTTCATACTCTGTGACTGTAAAACGACCCTTCTGTCTCGTCGTTGGAACCACAAAGAGTTGGGTTATCTTTTCTTTACCACGCACCGTACCTTTAACTTCTTTTGATAGTTTATCAATCGTGGCTTCTGACCGAAAGATTACATTGGATGTATAGTACTCAATACCATCCTCCATAATAACCATAACTTGGTCTGGTGGTGATGTCGTAGCACCCACAAACTTGGGGTCATTGTAAAGTGCTTGAAACATTCAACCTACACTATACGGAGATAATCCTTGAATGGGAGAATGCTTGTCGCACCCTTAATGAAATCCCGATGTATTTGCGCGTGATCAAACGCCTCGTGGATCATACGCTCACCCAAGATACTGTCGTAGATACACGGTTCAACATCTCTAATCAGGTAGCCAGGTGTAATGACCTTGGGCTTGACAGAGAGACTTGTGAGGAGGTCTCTGTAGTCACACATCTCAGAGACAACAACGACCGCGTAGCCATTGTTCGCATATCCATATTCAATCGTTGTACGATAATCATCCTCTGTATCTGGCGTAATTACACTCGTAATCTTTGAACTCCTCGCGAGACCCGCATACACGGCTAATTTACTATTGTGTCTCCCAGGTGCCTCCAGGAATACAATAGAGTCTGTGGATGTCGCTTCAATGAACGCACAATCAATGTATCGGGCAAGTTCTTGGACCGCAGTTTGAAATCCGATAGACTCCAGACCGTGAATATCATTAAACACCGTCTTGGCAATTCCGATAATATTTGTATGCACACGGTCATCAAGGGCCAAGTCTCTCGCGGATTTCATAGACTCGTTTCCGCAGATACAGTACAGACGGTCATAGTCTCTCAAAGTATTGACTGCTCTATCAACATCTACATAATCGTAGGACGTTTTTAAAAATGTACCCGGTCCGTCATCAAGATATTTATGTTCAAAATATTCTTGAATATTTGCGTTGAGACCTCTAAATCCCCCATTGAAGCCATAGACCTTGTTTCCTTGGTTCTTTTCACGAAGGGTGATTGACCTAATGAGGGTGTTGACACCCGGACACACCCCACCAGCGGTAAGGATGCCGATGTTCATCTTTGTCTTATCTAGGCACTCTATTTTTATATATGTATATACTAATAATGTCAGTTGAGGTTGTGACATACGCGAACAAGTCTCAGGGTATGTTTGAAGAACTCATAAATAACGAGTTTGGTGTACCTGTAAAAGTCTTGGGGTGGGGTACAAAGTGGAATGGATTTAATGACAAGTACAAGGGAATGTCCAAATATCTTGAAACTAAAAATGATGAAGATGTTGTGATTTTCCTTGATGGTTTTGATACAAAAATCAATAAAAGTCCCGAAAATGTCATGGAACTTTTCAAGGAATACAACTGTAAAGTTTTGGTTTCAAAAGACCCAGAAGTACCTGGTAAAACACTGACACAACTTATTTTTGGGTCGTGTGGTAATACATCAACAGCTAACTCGGGGCTTTATATGGGATACGCCAAATATGTCAAACAATTTATTGACGAGGCTATCGCTATGAAATGTGAAGATGATCAAACAAATCTCAATACTGTGTGTCAAAACAATGACTTTATTAAGGTTGATGAAGAGGAGAAGATTTTCAAAAACTTTGGACCACTTGATACAAAGACTGTTACAGATGCGATATTCGTATCACATCCAGGAACACCTGGTGTTTCAAGGTATTCCAGATCTCTTATTGAATACACACAATTCTTGTACATCTATATATTGTGTCTACTCATTTTGGGTTTGGCTTTCTTCCCACAAAGACAGAAGGTTTTATTGCCCACATTGGTTCTATTTACAACTTTCTACGCTTTGGTGGCTGATAAATCATGCACCGCTATTCTTTAAAATCAATCAAAAAATCCGCAGTACATATATATTTGGGGTTATTACCAAGTATTTCATTACCCTTATGTAAAAAAGTCCAAGATCGGGGATATATAAGAACCTTTCCAATCTCAGGTCTTACTTTCCTACCACTTATAAATTCTGTACATCCACCTTCATCTTGTTCTAATGTGTTTAAATAGATGATTATTTGTATAAAATTATGATTGATTTTCCAGTCTTGATCATGATGCCATGAATATAACTCACCTTTATCAATTTTATGTAATACGAAACCACCTCTTAATCCAACTTCTTTGTCACTGTGAACTTCTCGTAGATAAGGATGTACATAGTCATCTTTGTTTAAATGTTTGAAATTTATATCCAAATGTTCGAGATATTTATCATAAACTTCAAAATACAAATTTAACACAGGTTGAATTAAATATTCGTATTCTTTGTGGTCGACCATAACAATCTGTTTACTAAACTTTCCAGCTATATGCTTTTTACCACAAACGGTATAACAAACTGGAACGTGTTTCTTTTTTTCGTCACTTTCAAATCTTCGAACAATTTCATTACATAATTCTGAGGATACAAAGTTTGGTATTTCCAAAATGTAGTTGTCCATTTACTGAAACTGTTATAAAATCTTTAAACACTTTCCATTCTGGCTAAATCGTCTATATCCCTACTCTTACGGGAGGTAATACCTTTGAGTGCCCCCAACCACCTGGTCACAGCTCGTCTTGATGCGAGTTGTGACGCGGTCTCATCACATATAATGATACTTAGACCATTACATACATCGGGTTTGTTGTCCCTATCTGGGAACTCCAAATTGAACGCTTGTATAGATATTGCGGGAATATCTGGGGCTTCGTCAAGAAGTCTATCATACTCTTCGCGACACTTCTTCACAAAATCAACAACCTCCGTGCGGTCCGCGACATCAAGGGACAACTCCATATCTATATTTCTATAGTACTTGGAGTACTGGACACACATCGCAGAGTGTGCCTCTGAGAGACTCAAACTTTGACTGAACTTACCTATAGATGTGAGGATACCACCCAAAACATTGAGGAACGCAAAGAAGTACTGGACAATCATAATTTTAGCACGAGTTTCTGATGAAACACTATCATTCCCACTTGGATTGAGAACCGCGAAACCCCCAACACCTGTGATACTCGCGATGATTATACTCGGGTATGACAGGTAATCATTCTGTTTTTTAAAGTGAAGGCGTGCATGGTTATGAAGCCAGCGGTATCCCGCGGCTCTCTCGGCCCACGATTTGAGAAGCTTTTCCTGCTTCTCACACCACGAGTGAGGCTCCATTATTTTACGCGAGCATTTTTAATTCTCGTCGCCTGTTGATATGCGAGGGAGTCTACCAGTTCATTCTGTGGATGCCCATTGTGCGCCTTGACCCACTTCCACTCCACAGAGGTCATCTTTTGGGTAAGAGTGTCCATTTGAATCCAAAGGTCTTTGTTCTTTACGGGCGCTCCCGATGCAGTTTTCCACCCATTCCTTTTCCATCCGTGAATCCATGAAGATATTCCATTCTTGACATAATTACTATCGGTAAATAGTTGTATCTCAAGAATGCCTTGTTTAAGGCACTCCTCAAGGGCTTTTACGACCGCTGTCATTTCCATGATGTTATTTGTTGTCTTGTCCCGACCCCCCGACACTTGTACGTCTCCAATGAGTGCGGCCCACCCACCAGCGCCCGGATTACCGAGGCAACTTCCATCTGTGTACACGTTATGCATCTATTTATATAGAGGAGGTTATGTTTAATTTACTTCATCTTCATGTTCATGAATCCACTCTTACCGTTTCTTGAGATTGCGAATATCGTTGTGGCAATACCAACTAAGAGAATTGTAATGGGTATCCACATACCAAGTTGTTGTTGGGTTGTTTTTTTTTTGCTTGCCATGGTGCTTATATGTTACACGTAGAAGATTTTCTAGTTGTGAAATGCGAAATATTTAAAATTACGTACTGAATATAATCATCAATATAGCTATGCAACAGATTAAACTCGTTAAACTTCCATGTGCATTAGTGCACGTTTTTCCTGGTATTGCTTTACAAATAACCGATTGGGAGCTAGAAACGCATGATGAGAGTACACACGCGAGAAGTAGTATCTTAGCACCATCCATTTAGATTATACCGAGATTATTTCTAATTTGAGAACGCTAAACAAAACTTAACATATTTGAATTATGTTAATTTTTGTGTTTTAAATACGCGATCGAGTTACATAATTAGCTTAGTTAGAGAACGCGAGACCACCCATACCAGATTGGATGCGGAGGACGTTGTAGTTGGTCGCGAACATGTGCATGGTGGTGGCATCGGTAGCCTTCATGGTCACCGCAACTTGGGCGTTGTCGATGCGGGAGAAGTTGCAAGTACCAGTTGGTTGGTGCTCTTCTGGCTTCAACGCGAAGGAATAAGAGTACACACCTGGGTATGGGCAACCAGTGTGGTGGTTGAAGGATTGCACTTGGTTGAAGTACTTACCCGCTTGTTCCTTGAAACGGTCTTGACCGTTGAGGACCAACTTGAAGGTGGACAATGGACCGGCCGTTTCTTCGGTGAAGTCGATGTCGGAACCAGCCGCACCAACCGCGAGGAGTGGGGCACCCGAACCTTGGGTGATTGGCACATAGCAGTTGGATTCAGAAACCGCACGCGCGTTAGACTCGAGAACAATATCACCCAATTGGTTAGCCGAGGTGAAGTTCCACAAGGACGAGCGAGCCGCGGTGTTGGAGAAGCACCACACCAATTCCTTAATTGGGTGGTTGTAGGACAAACGAACTTGCTTGGGGGCAGCGGAAGTCACGGTGTCCGAGCCAGTGTGTTGCACTTGCTCGATGAGGTATTCGTGACCCTTTTGCGCGAAGCGACGACGCTCTTCGGTGTCCAAGTACACGTAGTTGGCCCAGACCTTGAAAACATTCTTGTTGACATAGGTCTCCATGTCACCAGCCAAGTCAATGTCGATGCGGACTTCGTGGTATTGGAGGGCAATCAAAGGCAAGTACAAACCTGGGTTACGGTTGAAGAAGAAGACCAATGGCAAGTACACGGTCTTACCGGTAGCCGCAGTGGTCATCTTGGCGTAGGACGCCTTCTTGGCTTCATCGTGGTACAAGTTATCGTACAATCTCCACCACTTTTGGTAGTGCTTGTCGATGCGTTGGCCACCGATGGAGAGTTCAACGTTGTTGACCGCGCGTTCCGCGACCCAGCAAGCATCCGAAACCGCCGAAGAGGTGACAGTCGCCGCGGCGTTAGATTGCAATTCAATGTACATGTCACCGACCAAATCACCGTTACGGGCAATGGTCACAGACACGCGACCGGAGTTGGCCGCGGTACCGTTGACAGTTTGTTCGATGTTTTCCATCGCGAAGTTGGTGTGACGCTTGTACACAGCCTGGAAGAAAGTGACTTTTGGGTTACCAGTCAAGTAGACATCTTGGGCGCCATAGGCGACGAGTTGCATGAGACCACCGGCCATCGTGAGAGTTTTTGTACTATATAGCAAGATTTTTTTTCTGGTCGAAATCGCACGAGTGCGAAAATTACACAATCAACTTTTCTCAGCATATGTTAAAATGTCGTCACAGCCTGAAGATGAAGTTGAAGATGGGGAAATTGTATCTGACGAAGAAGAAGAAATTGTAATGTCTGAAGAGGAAGAGGAAGATGACGATTTCTTTATGGACGAAGACGAGGGTGCCATGGATGTCGTCGGTTTGATGAGTTCGCTCTTGGCGACCCCAGACGGAGACACCGTGTGTTCGGCGCTCGTGAATATCTCTAATCAATTGGAAACCCAAAATAGAATTCTTATAAAAATGCTTGCCAAGATGTCCCAAAAATCTACTTAGAAAGATATCGCGTTACTTAGTAAATACCATAGAGAATGGAACACACCCATTTCATCGATAAGGAACCCAATAAGTATGAAGCACTCTCAGAGCTTCAAAAACAGCACATCCAATCGATGAAAGAAGAACAGGTACTTGACGTGATTAATAAATTTGAACAAGCGTGGTCTCTAAAGACAAACGACTTCCGTAATGCCCGCGAACTTGGATACAGACAATACATCCACCCTGAAAATTTCGACGACACCGGAAATCCAATTCCAAATCAAATCGATATCCTCGCGATCAAAGGTAATCGCGATCGTCAAAGAACGTATCTGATCAACTTGAAAAATCACGCTCGTGATATCAAGCTTCACAAGTATGATCACGCGGATGATGGGATGACCGTTGTACGCCGAATCAATAATGTCCTGAAGCAGTTGTGTGATGGGTATGAGAACATTCGCAGACACTATACATCATTTGAACGGATTGACAACCCAACCGCACTTCCACAGTTTAGTGTGACTGGAGATCCATCTACGATGGACGAAGAAGAAATTGAAAGCTCGACTCCGTTCCAGAAGTGTTTATTGTATGCCCTGGATGAAACGTATAAGAGTGGGTATCGTCGATACAAGGATTCATGCTGTGAAGAGAAGAAGACGGTCGAGGGTCATCGAACAAGAGCCTGGAAACCCAAGTTCACAATTGAAAGATTTGTATATTCTCTTGCACAGAAAGATGACGATTTCGTTAATTGGAAGCACTTTACGAGCCGAGGCTCGGTGTTTCGAGAAGTGATTGATAATCTTTCAAAGTGTATTGATGCACAGTTTCCAGAAATTACAAAAAGACGTCAAGTGTGGTCGTTTAAAAATGGTGTTTTCATTGGTAAAGAATGGATTCCAGACAGAGGGGTATACGATTGCTGTTTTTACCCCTATGAAAGTAAGGAGTTCAGATGCCTTGATCCGACAATCATTGCGTGTAAGTATTTTGACAAACAATTTGATGACTTTTCTCACCTTGACAGATGGCAAGATATCCCGACGCCATTCTTCGACTCAATTCTAAAATATCAAAAGTTTGAGGATGATGTCTGTGATTGGGCCTATGTAATGGGTGGACGTCTCTGTTTTGATGTGGGTGATCTCGATGGGTGGCAGGTTATTCCATTTTTCAAGGGTATTGCGCGGTCCGGTAAGTCAACTCTAATTACGAAAGTATTCAAGAAGTTCTACGAAGATGAAGATGTTGTGACAATGTCGAATAATATTGAAAAGAAGTTTGGACTCTCTGCGATCAAGGATGCTTTCATGTTTATTGCTCCAGAGGTAAAGGGTGATCTCGCACTCGAACAAGCTGAGTTTCAGTCGATGGTATCAGGTGAAGATGTATCTGTGGCTGTAAAAAATAAGACTGCGACGAGTATTGAATGGAAGGTTCCCGGTGTTTTGG